TGAAGAAAAGGATCTAATTTCTAGGGGACTAAAAATTTGTGAAAACTGCGAGTGGTGTGTGCCAACTCTAAATTGTGAATTTCCACATTGTTTATTGAAAAGTAAGCCAGTAGGTTTATTCGAAACTTGCGAACACAATAAGTTGAGAACAGGAAATCATATAAGTATGTAGGAGGGATTATGCTTTATATATTAGTTTTTATTATAGGATTTGCAGTAGGTTGCATGGCATACTCGGATGCAATATCAGTAGAAATAAGAAAATGTAAAACAACGCAGGAGCTTATAGACCTACTTGTAAAGCTAAAATTAATTAAAAGTAAACATAAAACAAAATAATAACTTATGTTCGTACCGATAATTTTTGGAAACAAACACGAATATAAGAGATATACAATGGAGAAAGGTTGATATGTATGCAAATTGATAATATCGAAGAATCAAAAATTTTATTATTAGAAATAGAGCAGCTATTTACAGATTTAGATGATATAAAGAAAGAATTAGAAAATAAAATAGACTTAAAAGGTGCGGAACAAGAAGATTATTTACACGAGCTTGAATTGGGAAATTTAAGCGGACTTGAAATATTAAAGGTATCTAAGGAACTGATTAGAACTAGAAAAGAAAGGCGAGTATTAAAGGATAAACTAGAAGTTATAAATACATTAAAAGGTTACACGGATAAATACATAACAAAAGGAATTATAGCCGATACAAGACAAGCTATAAATAATATAGATACACTAATAAATAACCAACAGACAAGAAAATATACACCAAGAGTTGTAAAGGATCTAAAATGTGCAAAGAGCAAAAAGGAGTAGTAATATGCAGGAACATTGGACTGTTGATCAATACAAAGAATATCAGAAAAAAGGAAATAAAAAAAGCAAATATGGAGCAGTAAAAACTTCCGTTGATGGGCAAACATTCGATAGCAAAAAAGAAGCAGACTATTATTGCGAATTAAAATTAAGGCTGCAGAGCGGAGACATCAAAGGTTTTTGTTTGCAGCCTGTATTTATACTAGCTCCAGGATTAAAGTACAAAGCTGACTTTATAATATTTCATAATGATGATACAACGGAAATAGTTGATACAAAAGGTTTTAAGACTAAAGAATACATAGCGAAAAAGAAAGTATTTGAAGATAAATACAATTTGAAAATTAAGGAGGTATAGGATTGTGAAGGAAATGAAATATCAATTTGATTATAAAAGAGAAATTTTAGATACAGGCTTTTGTTTTGGATTATTGTATTACATTATAAGTTTAGGAACACATCCAGTAGCTTATATAAAAATACCTGAAGATTCAAAGTATTTTGGTAAAGATATTTGCGATATAGACATAGCGGTACATGGTGGAATTACATATGCTGAAGAAGGATTATATACTAATAATGAAAAAAATATTGAAGGATGGTTTATTGGCTGGGATTATGCCCATTGTGGTGATTATATGGGGTATTATGAAAGAGTACCTGAAAGTTTGCAAATGGGTAATAAAAAGTGGACAACACAAGAAATATATAAGGAAGTAAGAGCAGCATGCTATCAAATACAAAATGCAAAGGAGGAAAAATAAAATGGGTACAAAAAATAAGTTAGTTGATCTAAATAATCATTTATTTGAAGAATTAGAAAGGCTAAATGATGAAGAACTAAAAGGAGAAGCACTACAGGAAGAAATGGAAAGAGCAAAATCAATGTCACATATTGCACAAACAATTATAAACAATGGGGAGTTAGCACTAAAAGCACAAAAGCATTTCGATGAGTATGGAAAAACAAATCAAATACCAGATATGCTACAAATAGGAGATGGAAGCGATGCCACATAAATATACCGAAGAAGAATATCAATTTTTGATAGACAATGTAAAGGGTATAACATTAAAGGAATTAACACAAAGGTTTAATAAGAGATTTAATACAAATATAAGCGAGAATGCTATTGCTAACCAAAAGACTAAATTAGGCATTAGAAGCGGAATAATGGGAGGACAATTTCCAAAAGGATTAGTTCCATGGAATAAAGGTAAAAAGGGCTCTATGAGCCCTGAACAATATGAAAAATGTAAAGCAACAATGTTCAAAAAGGGACAAGTTCCACAAAATCATAAGCCAGTTGGAAGTGAAAGAATAGATCGAGATGGATATGTTCTTGTAAAAGTTGCAGAGCCAAACAAGTGGCGACCAAAGCATAGGGTATTATGGGAAAAAGTAAATGGGCCAATACCTAAAAAACATAGATTAATATTTGCAGATGGAAATAGGCAGAATATAACACTAGACAATTTGATTTTGGTGTCTTATGCACAGTCTTTTATAATGAATCAAAAAAACTTATTTAAGAATGACAAAGAACTAACAAAAGCAGGTGTAACAGTTGCAAAGGTTTTAGATAAAGTAAATAAAAGAAAAAAGGAAATGTAGTATGAAAAAAGATATAGATTACGAACAACTTTACTACGATGAAGTATATAAAAATAGAAAATTGCAAAATAGAATTGTAGAACTGGAAAATGAAATCCAGGATCTAAATATCTGCAGAACAAAGAAAAATATTGATTTGCAAAAATACATTATGCTACAGATAGGAAGGAGAAATAATGGCAAAACCAGTACAAAGAAAAAGATATAAATACCAGGGTGCAATAAATAATTGTGAGCAATGTGATGAGTGCCAATATATAGGCGAGGGAGACTTCGCCTGTATGAAATATAACTATCCAGTATTAGTAAAAACAGACTGGATACCTACAGATTATTACAATAGTTGTAAGAAATGTAGAGAATACATACCAAATATGAAAGGGTGATAAACAAATGAAAACAAAGTATTATGACAAAGAAATACACGCAAGAAATGAAAGCATAAAGGGAATTTTAGTAATAATAATATCATTTATACTAGGGTTTGCAGCAGGATATGTAGCAGTAAACCAGGAACTAGAAAACAAGGTAGAGGACCAAGAAAAAACAATAATAGAACAGTATATAGAGTTAGATTCATTAAGAGAAACAATACATATGTATGAATTATATGGAAAGTAGGTGCTGCAAATGTTTAAGTTTTTATTAGGTATATTTATAGGAGCAATAATAGGTATCGGGCTTATGTGTATTTTACAGATATCGAAGGAGGATGAAGAAGAGTGAGAATAAATACTGAAAATAAGTGGATCGAAAAGCCATCTCCTAAAGCCCTGAAACAAGGAAAGGGCTGGTTTGCACAGATGGATAAATGCTACATATATAATGGACAATATGCAGCAATGACAAGAGAAATTGAAACAGAATGGGGAAAAATAATACATTGTTGTTTTAGAAATCTAAATGGAACTGATATAACATGGGCTGAAAAACAATGGTTAAAAAATAGCTTATTTGGTGAAGATAGAACAGCAGTTGAGGTATTCCCAAGTAGCGAAAGATTAATTGATGCAGCTAATATGTATCATTTATGGGTATTTGAAAAAGGATTTGAATTGCCATTTGGAATACATGATAAAGATAAATCGGAAAGAAAGGAGGAGCAATATGCCAACAGATAATGTAAAAGAAATAATGGATGGAGATATTTTCATACAGGATAAGGAAGGAAATATCAATAAAATTGCACAAATAGCACAATTAGAAAATACTGCTAAAGAAGAAAAGGATGATGCGGCAGATGCAATGAGATATTACGCAGAATCAATGCAAAGTGGAGCTACATTTACAATGGACAAGGCATCAGCCAGAAGGTTACACAAAATGGTAGGATTAGAAACAATTACAAGAAAGAGATTTAAAAAGTTGTTAATGGGTTGCGGATTGCAAAGAAATGATGCAGAAATAATTGCAGAGGCTTTCCATAATAGCAAAATAAGATATACACCTTTAGCAGTACAAAATATTATTGAAACAATTATTAAAGAAGCGGAAAAAGAAGGAGAAATGTAATTATGAAATGTCCTGAAATGTACAAAGTGATACAACAAAATATTAGAAGGCCAATAGTTAATATAGACAATATGGTAACGGGAGAATACCAGGTATTAATTGAGACACAACAGTTTAGTGAATGTTACAAAGAACAATGTGCAGCTTGGGACAGCGAAAGGAATATGTGTAGGAAGGTAGGTGGAGAATAGAAATATGAAAACAGAAAGGACTAAAAAGCTAGAAAGACTTTTGATGTCAAAGTTCGATAGTCGCAACGACTTTTATGTATTTGAATGTACTATTGGTTGGTATGGCGGAGAAATAGTAGATTGTATTAAATATAATTGCCAAAGGGAAATAACTTGTTACGAAATAAAACAATCTAAACAAGACTTTCACAGCAAGAATCACTTAACATTTATAGGCCATAAAAATTATTTTGTTATGCCTTACGAATTATATGAACAAGTAAAAAACGAAATACCAGTTGGAATAGGTGTTTATGTAGCAATAGACAGGCTAGAAGAAAGAGAAAAAACAGAAATAATAAATGAACATGGGGCCAAGAGAACAAGTTACTATACAGAGCCAATAGATGGGCTAAAAGAATTATATTGTATAAGACCAGCTAGAAGTAGAGATTTAAAGGCAGACAAGGAAGTTATATTATCATCTATGTTAAGGAGTATGCAAAGAGATAGAGTGTATGCTTTACCAAAGGAGGAATAACAAATGTTAGTGTTACCAATAAAAAAACAATGGTTTGATATGATTATAAGTGGCGAGAAAAAAGAAGAATATAGGGAAATAAAACCATATTATGACAAAAGACTAGGATATCTAACAGAAGGAACAGGGAAAGTAACAACAATAATATTAAGAAATGGTTATAGCCATAACTCACCATCAGTTAAATGTAAATGTACTGTAGAAATTGGAGAAGGCAAGAAAGAATGGGGAGCGGATCCAGATATTAACTATTACATAATTAAAATTATAGAAATACTAGAGGTAAAAAAATATGTGTGAATATTGTGAAAAAATAATAAATAATAAAAAAATATTAGACATAGATAACGAAAAAGAAACGCATATGGAAATTATTAATCAAAAGAAATCTTGGGGATATATGTTATATGTTGAAATAGAAGGACAGGACAATGATGGATATAAACCAAGTCAATTTTTTCAAGTAAATTATTGTCCAATGTGCGGAAGATCCTTAAGAAAGTAAAAGGTAGTCAGATAAAAAATGAATACAAGAGGGAGGTGGTTGACAAGGTAGTTAAGAAAACTAGCAGGACAAAACAAAGTGAAATTCCTAAAAAAGTTGACAATGAAGTGGAGCCAAAAATGAAACCAGTAGCAATAAAATGGCACGAATTAGAGCAGTATGTAGGACAACCAATATGGGACACTAGAGAAAAGAAATGGCGTGTTTTAGATGGATACAGAAGGACTGGAAATACATATTCAATTACATTCTCAGATATTGCAGACTGGTGCAGCTTTTTAGATCGTGAATTATATTTAGAGGAGGTAAAAGAATGAAATACATATTTTTAGATGTAGATGGAGTTCTAAATAATAAGAAACACTATTCAAAGCAACATAAAAAGTATGGTGGAAGATTTTTTTGCGAGGATATGCCATTTAATCCTAAATCACTCGTTAACTTAAAAAAGATAATAAAAAAGACAGGAGCAAAAATAGTATTATCATCTTCATGGAGAAGAACAACTAATGGAATGATTGTATTGAAGGCAAGGCTTATGGAGTATGGTATTAAGATTCATTCTACAACACCACATATTGATGGTTACAGGGGAAAAGAAATAAAAAAATGGTGCGAAGATAATATAAAAGCTGAAGATAGAATTCTAATTATTGATGATGAAATGTACGATATTAAGGAGTTTTTCAAAACAAATGAAATTGTAAAGATAAATTATAATAATGGACTAAATAGTATAAAAAAATATGAATCTATAAAAAAATTGAATAGAAAGGAGAAAAAAGTATGGATGAAACAGTAGACCTAATAGCAGGTAGATTAAATAACAGAAATGGAGAAACACTATACTGGAAGCTAGAAAAAATGATGCCTTGTAAATTAGGAGATTTTGCGGTAGTAGAAAATGCAAATGGATATGACCTAGTGGAAATATGCGGGTTTATTACTACAACAAAAGCAAAGGCAAGCTATTTTTCAAGAACGAAATATGAAAATATGAAAAATACTATTATGATTATTGATAAGGAAAAAATCATACAAAAAGGAGAACTTTAAAAATGAGAATTTTTTTAGTAATATGTATTATTTTTTTATTGATTCCATTTTCAATTTTATTTCTTCTAATTGGAGAAAATGGTTATAATTCTAAATGTAAAAATGCAAATTCATGTTCAGGAAGTATTAGGTGTAATGCAAAATCAAAAAGCGATCTTAATTGCTTTGAAGAAAAGAGGAGAATTATAAACTATGGAAATAAAATTAAATGGAAAAATTGAAGATATAAGTGCAATGTTAGTAGGTGCAGAAAGGTACGCACTAGGAAGAAGAACATATATAGTCCAATGGACCTGCGAGTTTATAAAAAATAATCTGCATCTAATAACTAATAAGGACAAGCAAGTAATGGTTAGAGATATAGAAAATCCAATTAGTTATGGAGATGAGTGCGACAAAGAGTGCTGGTTACAGCTATTAGAAATATTAAAAAAGGAGGAAAAAGAAAATGAAAGTAATGATAAGTCAGCCGATGAAAGGAAGAACAGAGGAGCAAATAAAAGAGGAAAGAAAAAGAATAGTAGATAATTTTGAAAAAATGCACATAGCAGTAATTGATACAATGTTTACCGAAGAGGCACCAGAAAATTGTAATGCAGCGGTTTATTATCTAGGAAAATCAATAAGTGCAATGAAAGATATAGATGCATTGTATATGTGCGATGGTTGGAGAGAAGCTAGAGGTTGTATTATAGAACATGAAGTAGCAATGAAATACGGAATAAAAATATTATATAGCGATTTCTTTGGAAATAAACCTCAAATAGGTGTAAGAAATATGGAGGTACAATAAATGAAAATATTTTTTGATACAGAGTTTACAGGGCTTCGCAAAGACACAACAATAGTTAGTATTGGTATGATAACGGAAGATGGAAAGCAATTTTATGCTGAATTTACAGACTATGATTCTAAACAATGCGATGATTGGATACAAGCAAATGTACTAGAACATACACTACAAAGAAATTGGAAAAAAAGAGAATCAGTATATGTAGAGAATTATCATTTGGGAACAAAAGCAGATATAGGAAAGACATTAGAAAACTGGCTTGCACAATTTGATCAAGTAGAGTTTATATCAGATGTATGCCATTATGATATGGTGTTACTTATTGATTTATTTGGAACTGCATTTGAATTACCAGGACAATGCTCTCCAAGTTGCTATGATATAAACCAGGATATAGCAAAGTACTATGGAATATCGCAAAAAGAAGCGTTTAACAAGTCAAGAGAAGAAATATTAGAGGAAAATAAAATAGAAATCGAAGGAGATAAACATAATTCACTATATGATGCTAAAGTAATAAAAGAATTGTATTACATATTAAATAAAAAATAATTAAAAAATAGGATATTGTATTATAAAGTAATGGTCACAAAATTGTAATAAACTAAAGTATAAAGCATGCAATCCGGAAAGAGGGTTTTGTATGGAAAGGATGGAAATATCTGAAAAAGATAGTAAAATGTTAGATATTATTGAACAACTTGTTGCTGCAGGAGTAGCAAGAGGAATTAAACAAGGGTTGGAACAGGCAAGAAATGAAAAGAAATTAAAAGAAAAAATTACATATGATACTAAATTAAAAAACACAAGATTATTATTAAAGAATTATAGAAAGTTTATAAGTGCTTGTAAGCAAGCAACATTTACAGAAAAAGAACTAGAAAGTGCAACAGTAGAGGAAATATTAGATAAATTATATTGCTCTACATATGATGAAGTTACAGTTGTGCAATCAATATTAGCATCTAAAAAAAGAACAGAAATAATATTAGAGCATATAAAAAATATTGTAAATTTTTATATTTTTGAAGCGGACAGTAGTAAAAATGATGAGAAACATAGGAGGGCTCATATACTTGAGGACTTATATGTAAAAGGAAAAAAACAACCTGCCATGTCAGTTTTGGCAGAAAAATATAACATAAGTGAAAGACAAGTACATCGTGACAGAAATATTGCAGTAGAAGAAATTGCAGTTTTTATGTTTGGTATAGATGGAATACGAAAGATGGAATAAAATTTGTCAGAAACATGTCATTGACATGTCATTATCAATATTTTATAATGGTAATATCCAAAATTATATAATAACAAAATATTGATCCCCTAAAAGGCCTTTGCAGGTCTTTTTTATTTTGAGAAAGGAGTTTGATGAAACAATTTAAGAGCTTTTATAAGGAAGTAGGCGGAAATGAAGGCGACAAGTGTAATTACCCTATAAGGTTAGATACTTATCGGGTGTCGGTTGTAGCCATGACTGTAAATATTGCTATGCTAAATCCCTATTGAGCTTTAGAGGTTTATGGAATCCAGAAAACCCAAGTGTGGCCAATATTGAAAAACTAAAAAGGAAAATTAACAAATTACCTAAAGGAACAATAGTAAGGCTGGGCGGGATGACTGATTGCTTCCAACCTGCAGAACTAACCAATAGAATTACTTACAAAATTATTAAATACCTGAATAAAAGAAGAATAGGGTATTTGATAGTTACAAAGTCAGCTATTGTTGCAAATGATGAGTATTTAGAAATTTATGATAAAGAACTGGCTCATTTTCAAGTAACAGTTACTACTACGAACGATAGTAAGTCACTTGAATATGAAAAAGCGACAGTTCCAAGTAAAAGAATAGAGGCAATAGAAAAACTCTATAAAAATGGATTTGATGTACAAGTGAGATTAAGTCCTTTTATTTATGAGTACATAGATTTTGAAATACTAAACAACATAAAATGCAATAAAATTTTAGTTGAATTTTTGAGAGTGAATCATTGGATTAAGCAATGGTTTGATATTGATTATTCAAATTATACAGTAAAACATGCAGGATATGAGCATTTACCTTTAAGCATTAAAAAGCAATATCTACAAAAAATTACAGGCTTTGAGCAAATAAGCGTATGCGAAGATGTAGATGAACATTTTGAATATTGGAAAAGCAACATTAATCATAATAAAAAGGATTGTTGCAATTTAGGAGGGTTAATATGAAAATTGAAAAAGTAAACATTGATAGCGTTAAGGTTTATCCTAATAATGCTAAAATTCACACAGCAGAACAAATCGAAGAAATAAAAAAATCGATGCAGGAATTTGGAAACAATGATCCAATTTCTATTGATGAAAATGGATTTATTATTGAGGGCGAGGGCCGTTATTTAGCACAAAAAGATATGGGACTTAAAGAAATAGAGGTTATAAGATTAACACATTTATCTGAAGAACAAAAAGTTGCATATATGCTTGTGCATAATAAACTAACTATGAATACGGGATTTGATATTGATTTACTAGAAGAAGAATTAGCAAAAATATCTAATATCGATATGAAAGACTTTGAATTCGACATAAAGGAGCTAGAGGAGGAATTAGACAACAGAGATAAGGAAGCCAATGCTGCCACAGAAAGTAGCTTTAATTATAAAGAGCAATATGGAGTAATTGTTATATGCAAGGATGAAGCAGACCAGGAGAAAGTATATAACGAGTTACTAGAAAAAGGCTACGAATGTAAGGTGGTGACAACCTAATGGGAAAGACAACTAAAATAGAAATACACAATAGAGTTCAAGATTTCAATAGTTATAGAGCAGCAAGAGTAAAGTCATTATTTAATGCAGAAAGTGGCTGCAATTTTGATTTGGAAGCAGAAATAGATTTATCAGGAGAATGGCAAATTGGAGTTGTAGTTGGTCCAAGTGGAAGCGGAAAGTCTAGCATAGGAAAAGTTATATTTGGTGAGAATCTTATTCACGATTATACAAAAGGCTGGGCTCCAGATAAACCGATAATAGATGAAATTGCACCCAATGGAGATTTTAACGAAGTAACAGGAGCTCTTGCAAATGTTGGATTAGGAGATGTACCAGCGTGGCTACGACCATTTAGGGTACTATCTAATGGAGAACAGTTTAGAGCAGGACTAGCAAGGCTAATTTGTGAAAAACCGGAAAAGGTTGTAGTAGATGAGTTTACATCTGTAATAGATAGACAAATAGCAAGAATTGGATCACAAGCATTTCAAAAGGCTTGGCGAAGAACAAATCCAAATGGAAAGGTGGTGTTATTAACCCCACACTATGATATTTTAGACTGGGTTAAGCCCGACTGGGTATTTGATACAAAAACAAAAATATTCGAGCGTGGGTTGGCCAGGCAAAGACCAAAAATTGACCTACAAGTATTCAAGGTCGACCAAAGTTACTGGAAATATTTTAAACCACATTATTATTTAGATTTACCGATGCCGCCTTGTGCGGAGTATTTTATTGGAGTAGTAGATGGAGAACTAGCTTGTCATGTAGCAGTTGCTCCTTTTTTTACTTCCAAAGGATATAGGGCCACAAGACTAGTTACAATGCCAGAGTGGCAAGGTGCAGGCGTAGGAGTGAGATTTTTAGAATGGATTGCTCAGTATCATTTAGAAGGTAATGGAAGGTGTAATAGAAAGTATCCTACATACTTTCATACATCTCATCCACAATTATGTATGGCATTAAGAAAAAGCAAAAAATGGGTACAAACAAGTGCAAACCTATATGGCGGAAACAAATCTAAAAGTGCAAAATCTATAACAAAATCTAGAATAAAGCATAATGGAGAAATGACAGGATGCGGATCCGGATATGGTGGACATTTTAGAGCAGTTCAAGGTTTCAAATATATAGGAGGATAATGTGATATGAATATTTTTATATGTGGTCAAAAGAGCTTTGGAAAAGAAGTATTAAAGGCTTTGTACGAAAGAGGTCATAATATAGTTGGAGTTGCTCCACCACCACAGGAGAAATATTATGATAAAATGCAAGGGTATGCTATCAAGTTGGGAATTCCAGTTATTAGCGATTGTGATAAGTTAGTTTCACGAGATATACCAGAAAATACAGATTTAGTAGTTGCTGCACATTCGCATTGGTATATTTCTACCAAAATAAGAGAAAAGGCTAAATATGGAGCAATAGGTTTCCATCCATCATTACTGCCAAGACATCGTGGACAAGATGCAGTAAGATGGACAGTAGCAATGGGAGAAACTATAACTGGTGCAACAGTTTTTTGGCTGGATGACTCAGTAGATGGAGGAGAAATATTTTTACAAAGAGCAATTCATGTAAATAAAAAGTGGGACTATCACGATTTATGGAAGCAAATATTTCCTATTGGTGTAGAAATGATATGCGAAGCAGTAGAAAACATAGAAAAAGGTAACATTATAAAAATGCCGCAAGATAATCAATTTGCAACATGGGAGCCTTCTTTTACCAATACAAGACTAAAAAGAAATGAATTATTACAAATTGGTAATGGATTAAATGTATGAAAGCAGGTGGTGAGATGGTGTGATAGATAAAAGTAAGATTCCTAAAATAAAAAAGGATTATATGGATCGGGGCCACATACAAAGCAATAATGAACAAATATACTATCACACAAAGCGAACTGGTATATTTAATTCAAAAGAGCAAATGGAAAAGGAAAAGTAACAGAAGTAAAGTACAAAAAGGAAATAAAAACGCAGTAGGAAATAAAGGTGGTCCTGGAGCAGAACAAGAAAATAAAAATGCATTAAAAACCCGGAGAATTTGAAAATGTATTCTCTGGGATTTTTTCTGAGGATGAACTAAAAGTTTATAGTGAAGCTGAAGAAGATAAGAAAAAATTATTATTAGAAGAAATAGCAATAGCAAGAATTCGAGAAAGAAGAATGCTAGAAAGAATAAAAAAACTGAATGATGGCAAAGACATGACCATAAATACAATGTCAAAAATAAATTACCAAAATGTAGGATATAACAAAGAAAATTCTGCAACAACAACTACACAAGCTGAAAACACAATAGTTGCTATCCAAAGAATAGAAGAAGCACTTACCAGAGTGCAAGAACACAAAAGAAGATGTATAGAGTCATTACACAAAATGGATATCGATGACAATAGGTTAGAATTAGAACTTATGAAAATGGAGATAGAGGCGGCAAAAGAATCCGGAGAATATGAAAACCAGGATAATGGAGAAGCATTAATAGAAGCTCTAAATCTAAAAGCAAAGGAAGTGTGGGCAGATGAAAATACTGAATAAAAGCAATCTTCCTATAAAGGAAAGAATTTCTAACCTAAAAAAGAAGATAATGTCAAATGCTGTCGAATTAAGAAAAAGAATAAGAAATGGAACAGTATTTCAATTCAAGCCATTTAGTGTAAAGCAAACGAAAGTATTGACATGGTGGACCGATGAAAGTCCAATGAAAAACCATAATGGAATAATTGCTGATGGAGCAATTAGAGCAGGAAAAACCTTATGTATGTCATTATCATTTGTAATATGGGCAATGGCCAAATTTAATGGCCAGAATTTCATTATGGCAGGTAAAACAGTAGGAGCATTTAGAAGAAATGTTTTATTTTGGCTAAAGCTAATGCTAAAAGCACAAGGATATAAAGTAAGAGATAGAAGGTCCGACAATTATGTAGAAATATCAAAAGGCGACAAAATGAATTACTTTTATATTTTTGGTGGTAAAGATGAACGAAGCCAAGATCTAGTACAAGGTATTACTGCTGCTGGTGTATTCCTGGATGAAGTTGCACTTATGCCAGAGTCATTTGTTAATCAAGCATTGGCTCGTTGTAGTGTTGAAGGCTCTAAATATTGGTTTAACTGTAACCCTGAAGGACCAAATCACTGGTTTAAGGTGGAATGGATTGATAAGGCAGCAGAAAAGAAAATACTATATCTTCATTTTACAATGGAGGATAACTTAAGTTTATCTGAAGAAGTAAAAGCAAGGTATCGTAGTATGTTTGTAGGAATATTTTATCAGCGTTTTATATTAGGATTATGGGTACTTGCTGAGGGTATTATATATCCTAACTTTAGGAAAGAAAGGCATACTATAAAATATAGCGATTTACCATCAAGTTTTGATTATTACTATGTACCAAGCGATTATGGTATCACTAATCCACAGGTATTTTTACTTTGTGGAATAAAGTACATAAAAGAAAAGCCACATGTTTATATACTGAAGGAGTATTACAATAAAGGAACAGATGAAAAAATAAAAACAGACACATTATTTTTACAAGACTATTTGAAATTTATAGGAGACTTGAAAGTAAGAAAAACAATTATAGATCCAAGTGCTACATCTCTTATAAACTTATTTAAGCAAAACAATATTGAAGTAAAAGAAGCAGATAATGCAGTTATAGATGGTATCAATTTGGTACTGTCTTTTTTAGAGGAAGAAAGAATACATATCGTAGCTGAGAATTGCCCTAATCTTTTAAGGGAATTTGCAAGTTACATTTGGGATAGTAAAGCACAAGAAAGAGGCGAGGATAAACCTGTTAAGGAAAATGACCACGCACTTGATGCATTAAGATACCTATTACAAACATTATTCCCAATTAAGAGAAAAGGTGCATATTTTTATGCAAATAAAGGAGTGAGATAACAAAATGATATCAGAAATGGAAAAAGTTGATTTTATCCTAAAGGAAGGATTAAAAAAAGGAATGGTGCTTTCTAAATTTGTAAAAACGCAAATAGATGAATTTAAGCACTCAGATGAATATGAGCATATGCAAATAGGCTCTAGATATTATAAAAATAATGGAGACATTAAGGATAAAGAAAGAATATACATAGATGAAAATGGGCAAGAACAAGTATCTCCACACGCACAAAATTTTAAGCTACATCATTCTATTTTGTATAAAATGATAAATCAAAAAGCTGGATATTTATTAAGAAAAAAACCTACAATAAAACAAGTTATAGAAAAAGATGAAGAAGAAGATCCCGACTATAAAGAAATCCTAAAAGGAATATTTAATAATAAAATGCACAAAAGATTAAAATATACCTTGATAGAAGCAGTAAAAAGAGGCATTGCGTGGTGGCAATTATACATAGATGAAAAAGGAGACTTTAAGGTAAGATTAAGATATGCTACCAGAATAGTACCGATATGGGAAGATGAAGAACATGAAGTTTTAGCAGCTGTTATAATGTTTTATGATGTAGAGGTATATACAACTGAAGAACAAAAGGAAAAGAGGACAAAAGTTGAATATTGGGACTTGGAAGGTGTACGATATTATATTTATGATGGAGAAAACTTAATCGAAGATGTAGAAGAAGTTGAAAAAAGAAAAGAACTATTTATAAAAAAGGATAGCGAGCAGATTAGCATATTAGGGCATTTTGCAGTTGATGGAAAACCGCAACTATGGGATAAGATGCCATTTATTTATTGGAAATATAATGGAGAGGAATTACCTTTAATATATTTCTTGAAAACTTTAATAGATGCATATGATTATTTGTGTAGTAGGACAGCAGATGCTATATATGAAACTCCAGATGGTGTAAATGTTGTTAAAAATTATGCGGAAGAGCCAAAGACCTTCCAAAAGAACTTACAGACATTTACTACAGTATTTTTAGATGCTGATGGCGAATATGATAGAAAAGGTATAAAAATAGAAATAGAAGCCTTTAAGGTATTTATAGAGCAGCTACGAAAAGATATATATGAATGTGGATTTTGTGTTGATACGCAAAGCGAGAAGTTTGGAACACAAGAATCAGGTGTAGCAATAAAACAATTATATGCTGACTTAGACTTAGACTGCAGCAATATTGAAACAGAATTCAAAAGCAGTTTAGAATATTTTATGTATTTTGCTAATAGCTGGGCACAGGGAACAACAGGCAAAGACTATATGGAGAATGAAGTTGAATTAGTATTAAATAAAACTATGACAGTAAATGAAAAAGAATTAATTGAGAATTGTAAAAACTCTGTAGGAATAATAAGTAATGCAACAACCAGAGCACATCACCCATGGGTTAGCGATGAAGAAGATGAAAAAGAAAAAATGGACACAGAAGCAGAGGAAGAGCAAAAGAAATTAGATCAAGAATTAAATAATCAGTTAAAACAACTAAAGCAAGAAGGTGGCAACAAGACCAACAAAGAAAATGGTGATGCCTAATGGAAAAAGACTATTGGATTAAAAGATTTGAATATTTAGAAAAAATGCAGATGGTAAATGAATCTAAATATATGGAAGAACTAACAAGGCAATATGTGGTAGCATTAGAAAAAATAAAAAAAGAAATACAACAATGGTTTATTAGATTCTCAGTTAATAATCAAATATCACTTCAAGAAGCAAAAAAATGGTTAGATAGTAGCGAACTGAATGAACTAAAATGGGACATAAACGAATATATAAAATATGGAAAAGAAAATGGAATAGATCTAATATGGAGAAAAGAGTTAGAAAATGCAAGTGCAAAGGTACATATTTCAAGATTAAATGGACTAATGCTCCAAATTAAAGAGCAAGTAGAGAAACTATATACTATTCAGGAGGAAGATACTTCAAAATTTATTATAGACAGTTATAGGGATACTTACTATACAACAGCATATGAACTACAGAAAGGATATAATGTAGGTTTTAATATAAATGTATTAGATGATATATTAATTAAAAAGCTAATATCTAAACCATGGGCAACTGATAATATGACATTTTCTGATAGAATATGGAAGAATAAAAAAGAACTAATACATATATTAGAAAATGATTTAACTCAGTCTATACTAAAAGGAGAAGCACCTGATCAAGTTATAGAAAAAATTTCAAAGACATTTAAGACAAGCCGAAGCAAAGCAGGAAGATTAGTAATGACTGAATCAGCATTTTTTTCAAGTGCTGCAAGAAAAGACTGCTTTAATGATTTGTGGGTACAAAAATATGAAATTGTTGCAACTTTAGATTCTCATACATCAGATATCTGCAGAGAACTAGATGGAAAAGTATTTGATATGAAAGATTACGAGCCAGGAGTTACCGCTCCACCATTTCATGTATGGTGTAGAAGTACAACAGCTCCATGGTTTGAAGATGAATTCGAATTTGGAGAAAGGGCAGCTCGTAATACAAATGGAAAAACATATTATATACCAGGAAATATTATATATGATGACTGGTATAAAAGATTTGTTGCATAATAACTATGTGGTGGCGGAATAGACAAGTCAAGTTCCACTTGATTTGGTAAAACTAAATGGCGGTTAAGGACGAAAGTAGCACAATGCAAAACATAGTGTGAAATGGAAAAAGTCTGAAAGTCGAAAGGCAAACGACATAGCGGTAAAAGCGAGAGGATGTCGGTATAGTGAAGTTCGAATCTCACTAATCGCTAAATGGTAATAGTAGACGCTCTTAAAACCAATCCCATTTGTGACATTATGGGGCTCATTCAAGGAAAGCTGTTATTGGTTAACTGAAGGCTTTTATGTAGGGTGCAAATCCCTGCCCACATTAATTAAATATGTTATTAAACTTAGGCATCTTAAGGGGTGTCTATTTTTTATATTAAAAATTGGTCAAGTGGTAGACCTATATTTTAATTGCCACTATAACGATGAAATACGGAAGATGGAAAACTGCCTTAAAAAGCCTAGTATGACAAAGTTATAAAATGAAAGGAGCAAATATGAAAACAGAAGATTTAAAGGCACAAGGCTTAACAGAGGAACAAATAAATTTTGTAATGGGCGAAAATGGAAAAGACCTAAAAGCATTACAAGAGGAAAATGCGACTCTAAAAACAGAAAAAACACAGCTAGAAAATGACAAGAAGGTCCTTGAAAAAGAAAAAGGAGAAAAGGAAAAAGCATTAAAAGATTTACAAAACGGATCTATCACAAAAGAAGAGCATGATAGGTTAGTGAAAGAAATAGAGCAAAATTCAAAAAAGGCACAAGATGAGTATATTTTTAATGATTTATTAGAAAAGGCTCTAGATAGTGCAAAAGTTAAAAAAGATGAAAAAACAAGAAAAGCATTTATTTCACTACTAGACAAAGAAAAAATTAAACTATCTGATGACAAGAAGTCTTTGATAGGAATTAAGGAGCAAACCGATGCGTATAAAAAGGAAATTCCACATTTTTATGATACAAAAGCATCAGGATATTCTCCAGCTGAGCCAGATGGTGACAAAGGCGATGGAGATGGAGAAGTTAGTATGGCCGCTAATTTTGCAAAAGAAGCTAATAAAAGTGAAGCAGGCGAAACAAAAAGCCTATTCTTTAATTAATTTTAGGAGGTAAAGATTATGTATGTAAAAAAAGAAAATGTAAAAGAAGTTAATTTTTTAGCATCTGCTAAGTTTCAAAATTTCACTTACCAAGTAGATGATACTGGTGTAGAAGCAGATGTAAACGGAAAGAAAATTGTTCAAGCAGGAACAGTATTCAAAAAAGATGGAGTTGCTGTAGGACTAGTATTTGCTGATGTAGATGTAACAAATGGGCCACAAGCAGCAGCAATCATGGTAGAAGGGTATGTTTTAGAAGCAAGATTACCAGCTGAAGTATCTGCAGAAGATAAAGCAGCAATGAAAGAAATTAAATTTAGATAAAAATTATTAAAAAATAGAAAAAGGAGGGCTATATTATGCCAAAAAGTGTATTAGAATTATTTAATCAAAAAGAAGTTTTAAATTATTTGAAAGATAGAAAATATCCTGCAATGTTAGGGGAGGAGTTATTCCCAGAAGTAAAAAGACAATCATTAGAATTTGATATGTTAACAAATGGAAGCAAAACACCAGTTATTGCATCAGTTCATGGATTTGATACAGAATCAGAGATTGGACAAAGAGAAGCTGAAAAAATGGCTATTGAGTTAGCTTTAATTAAAAGAAAAATGCAATTAAAAGAAAAAGAAATAATTGCTCTTGAGTCTCCAAGAAATGAAGCAGAAAGAGCATATTTAATGAGAAATGTATATGCAGACTTTGATGCATTAGTAGAAAGTATCAAAGCAAGAATCGAAGCAATGAGAATGGAAATAGTGGCTACAGGTAAGGTTACATTAGATGAAAATAACCTAGATGCTGCTATCGATTTCGGTGTTCCTGCTGAAAACAAAGCTACAAATGTTGATTGGTCAGCAGAAACAAGTAACCCAATTAACGATATGATTACTTGGAAAAATCAATTAGATACTGCTCCAGCAAGAGTATTAACATCTACAACAGTATTATCTAAAATTTTAGCTAATAAAAATGTTGTTAATGCATTATTTGGAAAAGACTCTACAAGAATTGCATCAGTTGGAGAGTTAAATAACTATTTAGCACAATTAGGATTACCAAAAATCTATACATACGATGCAAAATATAGAAAATTAGAAGCAAATGGAACATATACAAAACATAGATATTTCCCAGAAAATGCATTTGTAATGATGCCAGGAGAGCCTTTAGGAGAAACAATCTATGGACCAACAGCTGAAGAAATTAGACTTCAAAGAGATCCATCTATTGATATTAGAACAGTAGGAAAAATACTAGCTATGATGTATGAAGAAGGAACAGACCCAGTAAGTACATGGGAAAAAGCAGTTGCAACAGCATTACCTGCTCTAAAATGTGCTGATGAGCTATTCCAAGCTACTATAAATATTGGGTAAAGACAACTCTGTCTTTACCTTAAAATTTTAATTAAGAGGTGATATAAATGAAAAGAGTAACTCCAAAAGGGCCAGGTGTAAAACTTAATGGAAAATGGTGTTTTAATGGCCAAGAAGAAATTATAAGTGAAGAAGAATATAAGGCAAATGAAAATTATCTAACAGTATTAGAAGATATAAGAGAAACAAACGAGAGAGTAATTGAAATTGTAGTAAAAGATGAAACAATAGATATTAAAGCATTAAAGGAAGATTTAGAACAATTTGTAGAAAACTATAATAAACCTGAAGAAGAAAAAGAGGACGCTCAAGGCAGCGATGGTAGCGACAAAAATGTCGGTAGCATTGAAGGAGCCGGAGCAGGTAACGAGGGAGAAGATGAAGAATTAAAAGCACTAAAAGCTAAAGCACAAGAGTTAGGAATTAATGTAACACACAATATGAAGAAAGAAACAATTATAAAGAAAATTGAAGAAGCTGAAGCAGCAGAAAAAGCAAAAGAAGGACAAGGCCAAAATCCCGAAGGAGAGTAGGTGGAGTAATGGAAGTAGTAGAAAAATTAAAAAACAGAACAAATATAGATGTTGATCAACTAATAGAAAGACTTAGTAAGGAGTTATCTAGTAAAGATACTTCACAAATAGAATATGCCCTATACGATACTTTGATTATTATATTAGATGTAACTCATCAGCCAAAAGTACCATCAGAGCTTTATACAACATGGTTAAGAATGACAAAGGACTATTGGTATTTAAACGGATTTGATAAATTAAATAAAAATGATGGAGAAACTGAAGATAAATCAAAAGAAAAGAGGGAAATACAGTCTATTTCTATTGGAGATACAAAGACTACATTTGTTGATAAATCATCACAAATTAGCGTAAATGGTGTAACATATTCTACTGGAACAATAAACTACTCAGAAGATGCTTTAATAGAAAAATATAAAAAAGATTTATATAGACATAGAAAGATGAGGTGGTAATTATGCCACTAAATGAAGTTAGAGAAGCAATAGAAAGTCAATATATTGGAACTTGCGATATTATAGAATTACAAAATTCTACTAATCCAATAACTAAACTAGAAGAATCAACAGAAGTTGTAGTAAAAGAAAAACAACCATGTAGAAAGTCATATAAAAATATTTCAAGTGCTAGTGATGGAGAAGAAAATGCGAAAGTAACACAAATAATTGAGTTATTTATTGCACCAGAAGTATTGATAAAGCCTGGATCAAAAATTATAGTAACACAGAATGGAGAAACAATAGCTTATACAAGAAGCGGAGAAGCAGCAAAATATGAAACGCACCAGCAAATAATCCTTGACCTTTGGAAAGGCTGGGCATAATGAGTAAAAAATGGGGAAAATGTGACTTTAGCGAACTTGTAGACTTACAGAAGAGATTAGATAAGGCTCTGAATGGAGATACAGTTTTGTTTTATGAAGCGTGTGCTAGGGAACTAGCAGCTAGATTATTGCGTAAGGTAATAAAAAGAACGCCGGTAGGAGATAACCAATATGAAATAAGAAGTGTAGATGGTAATGAAAAAAAGTATGTTATTAAAAATGGTGGAACTCTTAGAAGAGGCTGGACATCAAAAACCGAGAAAGAAGCAGAATCCGGAGTAGAAAAGAATGCCTTTGAATGGGCAAACTCATTGAAGGTACAAAAAAATAGTGGAGTTTATACCATAGAAGTTATAAACCCTGTAACTTATGCTTCATATGTGGAATATGGTCACAGACAAGAGCCAGGAAGATATGTACCAGCTATTGGTAAAAGGCTTGTTAATTCATGGGTGGATGGTGTGTTCATGTTAACTATTTCATCTGAAGAACTAGAAGCTGAAATGCCAAGAATATTAGAAGCAAAAATAGTAAAATTTTTGGAGGAGTGTTTCAATGGATAATATTATTACTATGAATGATATTGTTGATGCTATATCTATAAAAATAAACAATATATTTAACCAGGATAAGAAAGTATATCATATATATGATACTAAATCAAAGCAGGGATTTGAATATCCTTGTTTTTTTATAAAATTACTTAATGGAAGTATAAGTCAATTTATAGGTAATAGATACGATAATAAATTATATTTTGATATCCAGGGATTTGTCATAGATGAAAATGACAGAGAATTAAGAAATATGGCAGATTCTTTACAAAATCTAGAATATATAAAACTTTTGAATAACGATCTACTTAATGCAAGAAAAATTAGATATGAAATCAAAGATGGAGTATTGCATTTCTTTGTAGATTATAGCTTTATTGGGAAAAAAGTTGAGATACCAGTAGATGCTATGGAAAAATTAAGTATTAATGGGGAGGTAAAAAGTGATGAAAAAGAATAATGAACAAGAATCTTTATTTACAAAGGAGCAACTATTAAATAGTGCTAAATATAAAAATAGAGTTGACTTACTAAATGTCCTACTAACAGACAATAAACAATATTCGTTGTCTGAGGTAGATGAACAAATAAATAAATTTATGAAAAGGAGAGTGTAGATATGTACGGTGGCGGAAAATTTACAACACAAAATAAAAAATTACCTGGAGCATATATGAATTTTGTTAGTGCATCAAAAGCAACCTCTACAATAGGAGAAAGAGGAGTAGCAGCATTAGCAATTGAATGCGACTGGGGTGTAGACAATGAAATCTTTACTGTAACTGCAGAAGAATTTATGAAAAATTCTTCTAAAATATTTGGATATGAATATTCAAATGAAAAATTAAAAGGAATTAGAGATCTATTTAAGAATATAACTAAATGTCATTTTTATAGATTAAATAGTGGTGTTGCAGCCACAAATAAGTATGCAACTGCAAAATATACTGGTATCCGTGGAAATGATATTAAAATAGCAATTCAAAAAAATATAGATAATGAAAGTAAGTTTGATGTGATTACTTTACTAGAAAATAAAGAAGTAGATAAGCAAACAGTAGCCAAGGTCGATGAATTACAAGATAATGATTATGTTATATTTAAGAAAGATGCAACACTTGAGGTTACTGCAGGAACACCACTAACTGATGGAACAAATGCAGAAAGTGTAACTGGTGAAGCTCATCAAGTATTTTTAGACAAAGTAGAAAGTTATACTTTTAATGCTTTAGGATGTCTATCAAAAGAAAAAGCAGTAATTGCTTTATATGTTGCTTATACAAAAAGAATGCGTGATGAAATGGGAATCAAATTTCAAGCAGTTGTATATAACAATGCTGCAGATCATGAAGGTATCATAAACCTAAAAAATAGAACAGTAGAAACCGAAACAGGATTAGTTTACTGGGTAACAGGAATTATAGCAGGTTGTGCTATTAATAAGTCAAATACTAATAAAGTGTACGATGGAGAATATGAGGTAGAAGCAAATTACACACAAAGTGATCTAGAGGCAGCCATAGACAATGGAGAATTTACACTTCATAAAGTAGGAGATCAATATAGAGTACTTGTTGATATTAACAGTTTAGTAACAGTAGAAGCAGAAAAAGGCCAAGAATTCAAAAATAATCAAACTATTAGAGTAATTGACCAGGCAGCACTTGATATTGCATCTGTTTTCAATACTAAATATATTGGTAATGTTCCTAACAATGCAAGTGGTAGAGTTTCACTATGGAATGATATTGTTTCATTATATAAAGATTATGAAACAATAAATGCTATTGAGGATTTTAACTCAGAAGAAATCGTAGTAGAGCAAGGAAACGACAAGAAAACAGTTGTTGTAAACGGAAAAATTAAACCTATAAACGCAATGGAAAAACTATATATGACCATTGTAGTTCAATAAAGAGTAGCGAAAGTTACTCTTTTTATTTTGGAAAGGAGAGAATTATATGAATCAAACAATGAACGCAA